TCAATGATATTCTTAATACCTTCTTCAAGCGAGGTAGCAACTTTTTCACATTTCATAGTCATAGTGTTTGTCCTTTTTTTAACTTACTCATTAATAATAACACAACTGGAACCAATGGCAACAGCTTTTTTCACTTTTTTTTAATTTTTTTGTGAAATTGCGACAATAGCGCCAGTTCCAAAGAGTGCAAGACCAATAACAGCATACATAATCATCTCACCAAGAGAATTTGCTTGTTCCATACACTTTCCGTCACAGTCGCCAGCAGCGCCGGCCATCATTACAATACCTGTAAAGATTAAAATTGAAGAAATTAGTGTTTTCATAGTGTTTTTCCTTTCTTTTCTCATTACATATATACTATAACATAGGTGGAATATGAGTCAAGCGCTTTTTTACAAAAAAATGAAGAAAAAAAGCGTGTATTTTCAACGATTTATTACGCTTTTTTTGACTTTTTCGCTATTTTTTCTTATTTCTTGCTCTGGAAAAGTGAAAAAATGTGTATTTTTCGAAAAAAACAGCGAATCGATTCGCAATTACGCTAAAAATTTCAAAGGCGACCAAATTTACGCTCAAGTCCGTTGCAAATTTTAAGATAAATAGAGGTAAAGGGAGATTTTCATGTCAAAATGTAATAATTGTGGCCATGATTGTCATTGTGGCAATGTTTGTATTCAATCAAATGTAGATGAGTTCGGTAATAAGAACGAATTTGATTGTTGCAAAAATTGTAGATGTGAAAAAGTGATGAAATCAGAAAAAGAAGCAGGATTTAACGGAGCATAATGCCAGCAAAGAAGAATAGAGGACCTATTTCACCAAATAACAAAAGAATGTAGAACGGCCAAGAAGTGAAACCAACAAGATATTATGGACATAACAACAAAGGTGTCATGGCCGGCACAGTAGATGGTGAGTTAGTTCGGGACAATAACGGAAAAGTAATACCATTTAGGAACATTTAATGCCAGCAATTTGTAGAGTAGGTGACTCACTCTCAACAGGACATGGTTGTGTAGGTTCAACTACTATAGCCTCATCTAACACAAATGGTACTGTTAAGGTAAATGGTATCAACGCAATTGTTGTTGGTGCGCCGACAGTTGCACATCCTAATCCACCAAATCCACCATGCCCCAATCATGTTGCAAATCTAAATGCAGGTTCGCCAACAGTTAGAATTAATGGTATTGCAGTTGGTCGAGTAGGTGATAGTGCTGATGCCGGAGCAATGACAAGTGGTTCTTCTAATGTTTTAGTCGGATAAGATTTAAAAAACTTGTATAAATATTATCACTATGGCAAGTTATGACGCTTCAAACACGAATAAGAGTAATAAATCGGTTAGGACTTACAAAGACCTAGACCTTGACTTCACACGACATCCAGTAACAAATGATGTAGTTAAAATTGAAGATGTTGACGCAGTAAAGAGAAGTGTTAAGAATTTAGTCAATACAAATTTTTATGAAAGACCTTTTCATCCAGAATTAGGTTGTGGTGTAAGAGAATTATTATTTGAAAACTTTACACCAATGACAGGTATCTTTATTAGAAGAAAGGTACAAGAAGTTTTAGAAAACTACGAACCAAGAGCAAGAGTATCTGGTATCGCAGTTAACGAAAATGTTGATAGAAATGGAATTGATGTTCAGGTGAATTTTTATGTTTTAAATTTACCAAATCCTGTTACTGTCACAACAACACTACAAAGAATTAGGTAAGTAAATGGCGTCAAACAAATTATCAGTATCAGAATTCGACTTTGATAATGTCAAAGCAAATCTCAAAACTTTTTTACAGAGTCAATCAGAGTTTCAAGATTACGACTTTGAAGGTTCTGGTTTCGCAGTTCTTTTAGACTTACTAGCTTACAATACACACTATCTTGGTTTCAATGCTAACATGTTAGCAAACGAAATGTATATGGATAGTGCCGACATTCGAAAAAATATTGTATCAATTGCTAAGATGTTAAACTATACACCAACATCACCTAGAGCGCCAGTTGCAAACTTAGCAATTAGAGTTAACAATGTACCTACTTCAACAACTTCAATTACTATGGACAAAGGTACAGTATTTACAACTTCAGTTGATAATGTCACTTATCAGTTCGTAACAAATCAAGACTATACAATTCAACCAACTGCTGGTGTTTATAACTTTAATAGTGTAAATGTTTATGAAGGTACTTTAGTAACATACAAGTACACAGTTGATACTTCGGATCCTGACCAAAGATTTATTATTCAAAGTCCAAATGCAGATACATCAACTTTAAAAGTTTCAATTCAAAATTCTACAACTGATACAACGACAAGTGTTTATACACTTGCACAAGGTTATTCAGAATTAACAAATGAATCTAAAGTTTACTTTTTACAAGAAGTAGAAGATAACAAGTTTGAAGTTTACTTTGGTGATGGTGTTTTAGGTGCATCACTATCAAGTGGTAACATTGTAATTTTAGAATACGTTGTTACAAATAGAACAGCAGCTAATAGTGCAAGTTCATTTGCTCTATCAGGTTCTATTGGTGGTTTTTCAGATGTAACAATTACAACAAACACAAATGCAGCCAATGGCTCAGATGCACAGACAAAAGAATCTATTAGATATAATGCACCATTAAGTTACATAGCACAAGACAGAGCGGTAACTACAAAAGATTACGAAACAATTGTTAAGACTGTATATCCAAACGCACAGTCTGTTTCAGCATGGGGTGGTGAAGATGATGAAACACCACAATATGGTGTTGTAAAGATTGCAATTAAGGCTGCCTCTGGCTCTACATTAACAACAGCGACAAAAGAAACAATTAAAAATCAATTATCAAAATACAATGTTGTTTCTGTAAGACCTGAAATTGTGGATCCTGAAACTACAAGTATCTTACTTACATCAACTGTTAAGTTTGACGAAGGTGCAACAACTAAAAATTCTGAAACATTAAAATCAAATATTATTACAACTTTATCAAACTATAATACAAATACACTTAATCAGTTTGATGGTGTATTCAGATATTCAAAAGTTACAGGTTTAATTGATAACACTGACACAAGTATTGTATCAAATATTACAACAGTAAAAATTAGAAAAGAATTTACACCAACTATTGGCACATCAACAAGATATGATGTTTACTTTAGAAACGCATTATATAATCCTCATTCAGGTCACAATGCAGCTGGCGGTGGTATTTTATCTTCAACAGGTTTTAAAATTGATGGTGACACAACTAACATCTTTTTCTTAGATGATGACGGCCAAGGTAACGTAAGAAGATATAGACTATCTGGTGACACTAGAGTTTACGCAAACTCAACACAAGGTACAATTAATTATTCAACAGGTCAAGTAACTATCAACTCTTTGACAATTGCATCAATTGAAAATATTAGAGGTGCGGCTTCTACAGTAGTTGAGTTAACAGTTCAACCATTATCAAATGATGTTGTTCCAGTTAGAGACCAACTTTTAAATATTGATACAGCAAACTCAACAATCACAGTTGAAGCTGACACATTCGTTGGCGGCTCGGCTGACGCAGGTGTAGGTTATACGACATCAAGTAGTTATTAGGGAGATTGGTAAATGGCAAAGTTTACTGACAAAATATCCAATCTAATAAAAAGTCAAGCACCTGAGTTTGTATTATCTGACCATCCAAAATTTGTAGAGTTCGTTCAGAAATATTACACGTTCATGGAATCTGCCGAGTTGGCAGTTACTTCCGTTGAGAACACAGATGGTCTTAGACTTGAATCTGAAATCGTTACAAACGAAGACACTTTACTTTTAGACGCATCAAGATTAGACACAGATAGAACACAACTTGACGCTGGTGACAAAGTTCTACTTGAAGATACTACTTACGGAAAATTTACTAGAGGTGAAACCATTACAGGTCAATCATCTGGTGCAACATCCGTTATTCTATCTGAAGATTTAGATAATGGCAAGCTTTACATTCAATCACAAGATAAGTTTGAAGATGGTGAGGCAATTGTAGGTGCAACATCAAACGCAAGAGCGTTAATCAATAACTATCGACCAAATCCTGTAAACAATATTCAAGAGTTGTTAACTTATCGTGACCCCGATAAAGTTATCTCAAACTTCTTAACAAAATTTAGAAATGAATTTTTAAATACAATACCTGAAAACTTAGGCACAAATGTTGATAAAAGAAAACTTATCAAAAATGTAAAATCAGTTTATAGAGCAAAAGGTACAACTAGAGGCCATGAAATGTTCTTTAGATTACTTTTTGGTATTGGTTCAGAAACTTTTTACCCTAGAGAAAACATGTTGCGTATCTCAGATGGTAAATGGACAACAAATAAAATTCTAAGAGCAATTTCTACAGTTGGCGAACCAAATGATTTGATTGGTAGAACAATTACAGGTCAAACTTCAGAAGCATCAGCGATTGTCGAGGCAGTTTCTAAGTTTCAAATTGGTGCAGATGAGATTGTTGAGTTTACTTTAAATGATGATAGTATTTCTGGTACATTTGTTACAGATGAAGAATTAAGAGGTACTGCTACAGATGATGCAGCTACATTTATTAAATCAACAGTTACAGGTATTCCAGATGTAATCTCAATTACAAATGATGGTTCTTT